AGTAGAGATATATTATTTTACATCAAACTCAGCTATTCGCTTCGCAGACGGAATCCTTCACTACTACGAATATACCACAATGTTACAATATAGTTTGAATAATTGGAAAGCAGTCAAAGTTTGAGTGTTTCGTTGTCCTTCTTGAATGATCTGACTCCAAGCTGTTTGATGACACGGAATTTGTTCCTATCGTTAATGTATAACAAAGTCAAGCCCGCAAGCCATAAATATGAGCCATAACTAAACAATATTGCCATAAATTGCCCCCATGGATCCAAATACTGGCTTACAAACTTGGTCACATCTTCAAAATCAGGTTTGCTATTTGCAGTATATATAGTTTCATTCAGCGCCTTAGTTATCTCAGACATTTGTTTAGACCGGTTGGAAAACAGGTATTCCTCAACCAGAGTGTTAAAATACAGAGCATTTTGTTTTATATCAACTACTTTGTATCCTGAAGGTCGTCCATCTATATACACCATCCCACCAGAGTAGTAAGCGATCGTAGTTCCATTATCCCAAAACATCCCATCTGTGCAAGTCCAGTTTGTTTGTGATGCACTCAAAATGTTCTCAAGAAGGAACTTGCCATTGGCGCATTTAACTGATACGCAGAGATTCCCTGAAATCATGCCCACTAATGCGCAGCTGGTTACGATCTTACTACATACACTGTATGTTATCAATGTCCCGCTTGTTTTATATACACTTACAGCAGAGGCAGGCACGCCCAAATTTGAAGATACAAACATTCTGGGATCTGATTTATACAATGCAAACGTAATTGCTTTTATTCTATTGGACTCCAAACACGCTTCGTAATTGACTACTTTCACCAACTGCTGGAAATTGTAATCTGCCATCTGTGAAAGTCGCACCAATGCAGAGCTGGTTGTGTTGAAATTAAAATTGGTGATGATCGAGATTGCAGCCAAGTGAGCCTTTAGTTCCTCTTCAAGAGTCGAGATCTTGGCCCAAACGGAAGAAATGTCTCCAGTATCCCTCCTTTTCCGGGAAATGTCTGAGATACAATGAGTTCCACGAGCGGTGGTAAAACAAATAACTGACCTACTGTCGCATGATGACATTGCCTTCAAAGAAACTACAGGTTCATCAATGTAGAAAACGAAATCTGCAGTTGAGGTGGAGTTGATCTTGTTGAACAACGGACCGAATTGGTAGAATACTTTCCCTAGATTGCATTTAGTCGGGCGTGTAGCGAAGCAGTTTGTAGTTTCGCACCCTGTACAGACCTCTGTTGGGTTTATACTTGCATCTGTCACCAATACAGTCACATAATTGTTATAATATCTTGTAAAGTAAGATTTACCGTTCAGTACCGTTCTAGCCCATGATTGTGGGAATTCTAAGGCGCCCTCAGCAATCCATTTCTGGCCCACATGTGACAATACATTTTCGAATTCAAAGTACCATTGTTTCCTCGTATTTTTCGTTTGACCAACATCCCCCCAACATCTACTGGCAAAATAGTCATGTGGGTCAGGGTCGCTGGGAGCACGTATAGATGGCCCATTAGAGGAGATGAACGAAAGAATTTCAGAGAGAGGAGTTTCATAGTATAATGTACTAGTTATCCAACAGTTCCCACCCCCGCTGGCATACATCCAAAACCATTTTTGGGTAAATTGATACTCCTTTATAATCCATTGTTTAGTCCCGACAGGTTTTGGTGTGTCACACAGGTCTGCCGTCTTGTTGTAGGTCATCAGCACTGGAGGATTAGGGCACGCAGCAGCACTAGATAGGATCATTGTGGTTTGGCCGTCATTTGTGGTGCAGTCGTAGGTTTGTGTACTGAACAATTTGAAAAGTCTGACAATTATTAGTAATAAAATGAGGTTCATTCTGAGTGGTCAAACGAAGTAATGCTTTTCCGGCTATCTTACGGCTTTTAGATAATAAATATATTGCTACT